ATTATCAACGGGTTCTGATCGGAGTTCGTATAATACCCATTATGTTAAATGGTGGATAACCTGTGGATAACACCGATCCTCCTGTTGATAACCGCGTAAATGAGAACGATTCGCATTTACCCCCCCCGGGGGTGGCAGGTGGCGGGGGCGGCGCTGGCGTACTACCCCACAGAGACCCCCCCATGGGGGCAGATAACACCCTTCGGGGAGGTATGACTTGAAAAATCCCTTCTACGACTTCGTCTCGCGCTATTACAGGAACCCTGTGGCCTTCGTAAGGGAGGTGCTAGGGGTAGAGCCTGACCCGTGGCAGGTGGAGCTCCTAGAGCTTCTGGCGGCCGGTGAGCGCAAGATCAGCGTCCGCTCCGGCCACGGCACCGGCAAGTCCACGGCAGCCTCATGGTCGATGCTGTGGTTCATGCTCACCCGCGCCCCGGTCAAGGTGGTGGTCACGGCACCGACCGCCTCGCAGCTCTTCGACGCTCTTTTCGGCGAATGCCGCCGCTGGGCCAAGCTGCTACCCCCAGCCATAGCCGACCTAATCGAGATCAAGTCCGACCGTATTGAACTAAAAGCCAGCCCGGAAGAGGCCTTCATCTCGGCCCGTACCAGCCGCGCCGAACAACCGGACGCGCTGCAGGGTATCCACGCCGAGTATGTGCTGCTGGTGGTGGACGAGGCGCCGGGTGTCTCCGAGGCGGTCTTCGAGGCCGCCGGTGGCTCGATGTCAGGCCACAATGCGACGACCCTGCTGCTCGGCAACCCCACCCGCACGCAGGGGTATTTCTACGACACGTTCTACCGCCTAGCCGGCGACTGGAAAAACCTGCACGTCTCCTGCCTAGACTCGCCCAGAGTCTCGAGCGAGTACGTCTCGGAGATGGCAAGCCGCTACGGCGAGGGGTCGAACGCCTACCGGGTGCGCGTGCTCGGCGAGTTCCCGCTGGCCGACGACGACACGCTAATCGGGTTGGAGCTGGCGCAATCGGCCATCGACCGCGATGTGGTGCAGAACCCCGGTGCACCGATCCTCTGGGGTCTGGACGTCGCGCGTTTTGGTGCTGACTCCTCGGCGCTGTGCAAGCGGCAGGCGAATGTGGTGCTCGAGCCGGTCAAGACATGGCGCAACCTAGACCTGATGAGCCTATCCGGTGCGGTGCTGCACGAATGGGAATCGACCGACCCCAAAGATCGCCCAGTCGAGATACTGGTCGATAGCATCGGCTTGGGCGCAGGTGTAGTCGATCGATTACGGGAGCTGAAGCTACCCTGCCGCGGCATCAACGTCGGTGAGTCGCCGGCCATCAAGGGGCAGTATGCGAACCTGCGCGCAGAGCTTTGGGGCAAGACCAAGGCATGGCTCGAGGCGCGCGATTGCAAACTGCCGCGTGACGAAAGGCTGGTCAATGAATTATCCTCACCGCGGTACTCGTTCATGAGCAACGGCAAGCTGAAGCTCGAGAGCAAGGACGACATGAAGCGCCGCGGGTTAGCATCGCCTGACGTGGCGGACGCATTTGTGCTGACCTTTGCGAGCGATGCGGCGACGATTGGCGGTGCGTATTCGCCGACGTGGACAAAATCGGTCAAGAGACAGATTCGAGGTGTGGTATGAGCATTGATCATCTAGGCGGCTTTATCCCAGAGGGTGACCGCGCGACATGGATGCCTGACATTTGGGGCTACCTTGCACTGCACTACGGCATCAAGTCGGTGATCGACATCGGCGCAGGCTACGGCCACAACATCAAGTGGTGGCATGACCTCGGATTTGACGCGGTGGGTGTGGAGGGGCACCCAGTCGCGCTTGCCGAGAGTCCGGCCAAGGATATTCTCATCTCGCACGACTACGAACGCGGCGCGTATGTGCCACAGCGCGAGTTTGACCTCGCCATCTGCACCGAGTTTGTCGAGCACGTTGACCGCAAGTGCGAGCAGAACTGGTTCGCAACGATGCACAAGTGCAAGTATGTGCTGATGTGCCACGCCGTACCCGGTCAAGGTGGCCACCACCACGTCAATGAGCAGACGACCGATTATTGGATCGAGCGCTTTGGCGAAAATGGCTTCAAATGCGACTGGATCACCTCGCTCATGTTCCGCGAAACGGACAAGCGCCAAGGATCTTCTTGGGGCCGCCCAACATTGCTGTTCTTCATTCGTGATCTATGAAGTATTACTGCATCACGCTTTCTGAAACACCGGAGCGCACCGAGCACGCTCGAGCGCAGGCTGCGAAACATGGCATCGAGTTGGATTTTATATATGGCATCTTCGGCAAGACCATGCAGGTCAAGTCCGAGATCCCAATGCACAGCGACTATTTCGTTACGCGAGGCGCTACTTGCTTGGTTCTGTCATGGCACATCGCTTGGCAGATCGCGTGGCGCGAGGGTCACGAAGAGTTTGTGATCTTTGAGGATGACTTCATCCTGCCGGATAACTTCTCCGAACGCTGGCCGAAGGTGCGCGCGCAGATTCCAGAGTCCTGCGATTTGGTTTACCTCAATTCTTGCTGCGTAGACGGGAAGCCTGCACGCAAGGAGTACGAGGATCTGTGGGATATCAAATATCCGCTTTGCACTGCCGCGCTGTGGCACCGCCGCCGCGCGATTCCGACGCTGCAGATGTACACCAAGCCGGCCAACACGCCGGTGGATATTTTGCTCGAGTGGTACGCGCTTCCGCATCTGCGCGTGCTGACTGTGGTGCCAGAGCTGGTATCGCAGGCCACGCAGCAGCGTGAGAATCCGATGCCATCGACCATCCACATGTGAGGAGACTGATGAATGCTAAAGCCAAGCGACGTCGCACTATTCCAGAAGCGCCTCGACAAGAAAGCCCCGGCCAAGCCGGAGCCAAAGAAACCGCCGCAGCCGCCAAAGAAAACGCCACCGGATTTGCCCCCGGCCGCGTAATACTCGCCGAGCATGGCGTGCGGATGTTGCGCCTAGAGATACCGGGCGAATATCCAGCGTGCAATCCGTCGATCGCCAAAGATGGCGCGGGAAATCTCGCGTGCATTGTCCGCACGGTCAACTACCAGCTCGGCGTCGAGGGTGGTATCTCGTTTGGCAATAGCCCGAGGCCGGATACCGTCAACTGGTTCGTGCGCATCAACCCTGATTTGACGCAAGGCGAGACACGGCAGATTGACGAGGGCATCGCGCGCTCGCAGCGAGTGCCAGCGCGTGATGGCCTCGAGGATGCGCGTCTCTTTTGGTGGCGCGATGGTTGGTGGTACATGGCCTCGGCCTGTCACCACGGGCCGCGCTGCCGTAACACGATGGCGTTATGCCAGCTTCCGCATAACGAGCCGGTGCAAGAGCTAGAGTTCTTGGTCAGTCCGCACAATTTTGAGCGCGAAAAGAATTGGATGCCGTTTGTGGACGGTAGCCGTCTCGGATTTCTGTATTACGGATCACCCGCAGAATCGTATGAGCTGTGGCCGCAGAATCGACGCCTGAATCTGGGCGGCGACGATGGCCGCCTCAAGGGGTGGTCTGGCTCGTCGCAGTTGGTGCGATACGGAGAGTGGTGGCTCGGTGTGGTGCATCAGCGCCAGAAGCAGCGCGGCAAGCATGTGTATGCGCATCGCCTAGTGACGTTTAACGATCTGCTTATTCCGGTGCAGGTTGGGCGGGAGTTCTTCTTCCGTGACGAAACGGTGGAGTTCTGCGCCGGTCTGGTAGAACACCAAGGCCAATATCTGCTCTCGTTTGGCCTGATGGATCGTGAAGCGTGGATTTGTGCACTCGCGCCGGTTCAGGTTGAAAGTCTGCTCGGGGGACAATAGGAGAGGGATAATTTCGGCACGGGTGCCGGTCTATGAACTATGCTGACGGATCGATGATCGAGAAGACCGAGGCTGCTCTAGGCCTTGGCCCTGAGCCTATGGACGAAAGCGAGCTGCAGTCCGTAGTGCAGGCCGAGCTGGTCGATGCGGTATCGTTCATCGATAACGACCTCTCGCCGAACCGCGCTCGAGCGATTGAATACTATCGCGGTGAGCCGTTTGGAAACGAGGAAGAAGGCCGCTCGCAGGTGGTGTCTACGGATGTCCGAGACACGATCAACGGCATCATGCCGTCTCTCATGCGCGTCTTCTTCGGCTCGTCCAAGGTGGTCGAGTTCGTACCGCGTGGCCCGGAAGATATCCAGACTGCCGAACAGGCGACCGATTACGTCAACTGGATTTTCACCTCGGACAATAATGGCTTCTTGGTGCTGCACTCCGCATTCAAGGATGCGCTGCGCGGTGCGCTCGGTATCGTCAAGTTCTACTGGGAAGAGAAGATCAAGGTTAAGACCGAGCACTACACCGGTCTGGATGAAACCTCGCTGACGTTGCTGCTTGATGAGCCTGACGTGATTGGCTCGGCCATCAGCTCAGAGGATGACCCGAGCTGGCAGGCTCCGGTTGACCCGATGACCGGGCAGCCGGTGATTGACCCCAACACGGGACTGCCTCCGCAGGCGCCGCAGATTTACGCTGTGGAGCTGAAGCGCGAGATCCGCGACGGTCGCGTGAAGGTGGAAGCTGTTCCGCCAGAAGAGTTCCTGATCGATCGCCGTGCTACCGGAATCATGGACGCCACCATCGTTGCGCATCGTCGCATGATGACGGTGTCGGATCTGGTGGCGCTCGGCTACGACAAGGACGAGGTCGAGCAGCAGGCTGGCGTCTTTGAGCTAGACACCAATGACGAGTATCTCGCTCGTAACCCGTATGCGCAGGCCTATGGCCCCGGCGGTACGCAGGACGACAAGCGCGTGCTCTACGTCGAGTCCTACATTCCGGTTGACTACGACCGCGATGGTATCGCAGAGCTTCGCAAGATCTGCACCATCGGCCACGGCTACAAGATCGTGATGAACGAGCCTTGCTCGCATCGTCCGTTCGCTTTGTTCTGCCCTGACCCGGAACCGCACGCACTGATCGGTCTGTCGATCTTTGACATGACTGCTGACCTGCAGCGCATCAAGTCCGCGGTCATGCGCAACATGCTCGATTCTTTGGCGCTCTCGATTCACCCACGGGTGGGTGTGGTCGAGGGTCAGGTCAATATGGACGACGTGCTGAACACAGAGGTCGGGGGCGTGATTAGACAGCGCGCTCCTGGCATGGTTCAACCGTTCTCCGTTCCGTTTGTTGGTCAGGCGGCATTCCCGATGCTCGGCTACTTAGACGAGGTGCGCGAGACGCGCACTGGCATGTCTAAGGCCGCGATGGGATTGGACGCCAATGCCCTACAGAGCACCACCCGTGCGGCGGTCGCCGCGACCGTCAGCGCCGCGCAGCAGCATCTTGAGCTGATCGCCCGAATCTTCGCCGAAACCGGGATGCGCGCCTTGTTCAAAGGCATTCTCAAGCTGGTTGTGGAGAATCAAGATCGCCCACGGGTGGTGCGCCTTCGTAACCAGTGGGTGCCGATCGATCCACGCGGCTGGCAGGCTGAGATGGACGTTGAGATCAACGTCGCGCTCGGCGGTGGAACCGAAGAGCAGAAGGTGGCAACGCTCACGGCAATTGCGCAGAAGCAGGAGCAGATCCTGCAGACGCTCGGCCCACAGAATCCGCTCGTCACGCCGGTGCAGTACTACAACACGCTGACCAAGCTGGTTGAGACGTCAGGCTTCAAGAATGCGGCCGACTTCTTCACCAATCCTGCGCTGGTGCAGCAGCCGCCTCCGCCTCCGCCTCCGCCAGATCCGGCGCAGATTTTGGCGCAGGTCGAGACGCAGAAGATTCAGGCGGACATCCAGAACAAGGCGGCAGCGCTCGAGCTGGATCGCCAGAAGATGTTGCTCGCCGATGATCGCGAGCGTGACAAGACCGAAGCGCAGTTGATGCTGCAGGCCTATGAGACGCAGTTGAAGTATGGCGTGCAGGTAGACATGCAGCAGATCAATTCCATGATGAAGGCGCCTCGCGTGGCCACACCAAGTGAGCAGCGCCCGGTGATACCTGAGATTGCAATTCCGCCGGCGCCACCGGCTCAACCTTTGATCTAGTGAGGCGAACATGAGCACCGGTTCATCTTTCGGATATCAGCAGCCTTCCTACGGTGGCATGGGCGGAATGGGGGGGTATAACCCATTCGGTGGCATGGGTTACGGCTCGTCGATGATGGGCGGCTATGGCCAGCCAATGGGCGGCGGCTACGGCTCCATGTACGGCAGCACCTACAGCAACCCGTATGCGAGCAGCTACGGCAGCACCTATAACCCGTTTGGCTCATCGTCTTACGGCATGTCATACGATCCGTATATGTCGATGGGATTCGGCGGCGGATACCAGCAGCCGAGTTCTTATAACCCATTCTCTGGTGGCGGCTTCGGCACCACCTTCGGCAACATGGGCGGATATAACCAGATGGGCGGCTACGGTCAGGTTGGTCTAGGCTACCTGCCTCCTCCGCAGCCGACGATTAATGACACGGTCGCGAACCAGTTCATGCAGCAATACTATGGCGGTGCCTTTGGTCTTGGCGCGCAGCCGCAGCCGCGTCGCCAGCGCCCACGCAATCCATTCCGCCGTGAGCAGCCTTTTGTGCAGCCTGCGGTTATGGACATGTCATCGCAAAGCACTGCGCAGCCTGTCAGCAGTCCGGTCGGCGTCTCGCAGTCTGTTGTCAATCCGATCCAGTACGACACGGCTGCGCTGCCGACATCATTCTTCTCGCCGGGCGCGTTCGACAGATCGCTCTTGGATGATCTGAATTACATGCGGTTCTAATGGCTCTGGAGGTTCAACGTGTCCCTGAAGGCAGAATTCTTGAAGCTCTATCGTGCCTGCGCGGCTACCTGCACCAGTCTATGGAATGGGCTGAAGGCCGCGTGCAAGTCGATGACATCGCGGCTCTCGCGCTGGCTCCACAGTCGCAACTGTGGGTGGTGATCGATAACAGCTTCGGCGTGCTGAACGGGTATCTGCTGACAGAGATTAAGCAGTACCCGAGAAAGAAGATGTTTGTTGTGCATTACTGCGTGATGGAACCGCACATCAAGGAAAGCGTCGAAGAGCAGATGCACAAGACGATGGAGCAGTTTGCTCGAGACACCGGATGTTTTGGCGTGGAATTCTTCGGCCGGCCCGGCTGGAAGAAGCACGCCAAAAAGTTTGGATACAAAACGCAGACCGTAGTCTACGAGAAGCATTTCTATGGATGACATACGACAGTCAAAGGCGCCGAGTCCGAACAACGCACCGGTGCAGTATTCGCAGCAGTACCAGCATCTGCTGAACAACCAGTTGAAGCTGTACTTCAATCAAGTTGATAACAACAATCGTGAACTGATCGCCTCTGTGCACAGTCTTAATGTGTTGTATTGGATAGGTGGGATTTAATGGGACAGTACCAAAACATAGTCGGCAAAAAATTAGGGAGCGCAATAGTAAGCGCGTCCTACGTCACTATTTACACCGCCCCGGCATTCACCCGCACTTACATTAAGGACATCAACATCTGCTCTGTCACGAATAACAACCATAATGTCTACGTCCACGTTGTTCCGTCTGGCGGAACCGCTGGAATCAGTAACGCGATTTTGTACAATTTTTTGATAAACGGTAACAGCGTTTACAACTGGAACGGACTCGCCATCATGAACGAGGGCGATACAATTCAGGTCAAGGCGGACACAGCAGACAAAATCTGCGTTTACATCAGCGGAGCAGATGCAACATGAAAACTGGTCTTTACAGCAATATCCATGCAAAACGTGAGCGCATTGCAGCCGGCAGCGGTGAGAAGATGCGCAAGCCGGGCGCCAAGGGCGCTCCGACTGCATCGGCATTCAAGGCTTCTGCCAAGACGGCGAAGAAGCGCAAGTGAAGACGCCGGCGTGGCAACGCGCCGAGGGGCAGTCCAAGAAGGGCGGCCTCAACGCCAAAGGGCGCGCGTCTTACAAGGCAGAGACTGGCGGCACACTCAAGGCACCAGTCAAAGGTGCGCCTAAGACGCCAGAGCAGTTGCGCCGCAAGGGCAGCTTCTTGACCCGCATGGGGTCAATGCCTGGCCTACTGACAGACGAGCAAGGGGATAAGACTCGGCTGAAGCTGAGTCTTGAGGCGTGGGGGCATTACGGGGATAAATCCAGCGCTGTCGCAAAGGGACGGCGGTTGCTCGAGCAATATAGGAACAAAAAGGATGGCAAGTAGAAAGCGAATCCCGCCGGGTCTTTTAGACCCAGAATCGCAAGCGATTGAAGAAGCAATCGCTGGATCTCCGGCCGTTGCTCAGTTTGGGCAGGGCGTCTATAACTTTGGACGCAATCTTGCTACCGGCGCCGCAGATCTAGGCTCGAGATTTGTTCAAGACCCGCTCGGCACTGTGCGAGGTGGGATTCTTGGTGCATACGAAACAGGCAAGGCCTTTGCTCAGAATCCGCGCGAAATGATGACGCAGATGGCGCAGGCAGAAATGCAGCGCGCGTCGCAAGCATTGCAAAGCCCGCAGGCTGCTGGCGAATACTTGCCTTCGTTTTTGAATCCGATGCGCATGTTCCGCGGCCCCGGTGGCCAGATGGTTCGATTGACCGAGCAAGAGGCGGAGGCTTTGCGCCAATCAAACCCGCAGCTTTATGGAACGCTGCGCGAGTTCTTAACCGAAAAAGAATTCCAAGAGATTACGCCGAAGAGCGCCGAAAAAACTGGAGGCCTGCTCGAGACGTACAAGACCATGAACCCAGAGGATACGGCAGCGATGGCTTATGCCGGTCGCGCCAAGCTGGGGTGGTACTCGACAAGCGGCGACGCAATCAAAACGGTATTCGGAGATGACGCGCCGCGGTTTACTGCGCTGCTCTCTTCGCTTTCTCCGCAAACCAGTGTGGAGTCAAACCTGCAAAACGCACTGAGTGTATGGAAAAATTGGAACGCATCTGGCCGCCCGACTGATCGAGACTCAATTATCAAGATCATGGGCGACAGCGTACAGCAGTCTCCTCTTGCGGAAAGAAGCGCGTCTCAGCTGGAGTCGCTCGGAAGTAGACTTGGCATCAAGTCAAAGTCAAAGTCAGCGCTGCTGAAGCGAATTCAGGCATTCTCTGACGCATCTCCCGAGAACGCTGACTTGGTTCGACGTGTATCTGTTCTTGATGCATGGACAAACAACAGCGTCAGATCATTGGCCACAGCAGATCCAGAATCTTTGATTCTGTCCGGGCCAAAGGTTGACTCGTTCATGAGAAACCTGCTCGGAGACATGGCGGAAGTCACCAACGATACATGGATGGCAAACGCATACGGCATCATGCAGGATCTATTTGCTGGAGCTGCGAGAAAGGCCGCAAGCGGCGAAAAGCTCGGCATGAAGGGGCCGGGATATTATGCCGCCAACGTCAATGCTAGACAGGCGGCAAAGGTGCTTGAGGAGGCAACCGGAAGGAAGTGGACTCCTGCAGAAGTGCAAGAAACAGTTTGGTCTTACGTTAAGCCAGCGGTTGAAGAGCGCCAGCGATTACTTAAAAGCGGCCAAGATGTCACCATCAGCGATCTGGTCGCAAGCGGCGTCATTAACGAAGACAAGATTCGAGGCGTGGCCGACTTTGCAACGCTGCTGACAAAAGATCCGAAATATCGATCTTTGCTAGAGCAAGCTGGATATGGGCAAAGGCTAGCAGCTCTTGAGGCCAATCCGCCATCATTCGCTCCGGGCAATATTCGCAGAAGCGAAGCTCTGGAAAAACGATTGACTGATATAGTAAACAAGAGACTTGACGTCACTGCCGCAACGCCGAAAAAGCAGCGCGGCAAGACCGGACTTTTAGAGGACTGATTATGCCTAGTAAATCCGCCAAACAAGCCCGTCTGATGGCCGCCGCCGCGCACTCCAAGGAGTTCGCCAAGAAGGTCGGCGTGCCGATGAAGGTGGCCAAGGAATTCAACCAAGAAGACAAGGGCGGCAAGCTCTTGAAGAAGGCGATGAAGAGCAAGCCGAAGCGAGGGCTTCTGGCTTGAGCGATCGCAACCCGCACATTGACGTGCAGCGCGCCATGCAGGCAGAGGAGCTGCTCAACAACCCGCTGCTGAACGAAACACTTGACTCGATGGAGCGGGAGTATCTCGCAGCGTGGCGCAGCAGCAAGCTGCCAGACATTGAAGAGCGCGAGCGATTGTGGCTTGCGATGCAGGTTCTGGATCAGGTGCGCAACCACCTGCGAATCGTGCTCGAGAATGGCGTCGTCGCACGCCGAGAAATTGATCGGATAGCAGGGCGCAGATAGTCTTGTATCCCGCAAAATAGAGTTATGAGTGAAACCGGCACGGGTACACCCCCCGGAACAATACAGTCCACGCAGGATGTTTTCGAGCAGATGCTCGCCGCTGAAGAAGGCGAAAACGAGCAGCTTGAAACCGAAGCAACGGACGAGGGTGAGGAGGCAGTTGAAGCATCAGCCGATGAGGCTGACGTTGAGGCTGTCGAGGAACCAGAAGGCGATGAGGATGCCGATGAGGCTCCGACAGCAGCGCAGACATTCCGCGTCAAGGTTGACGGGGAAGAAGTCGAAGTGCCGCTCGATGAGCTGCTAAAAGGCTACTCACGCACCGCAGATTACACGCGCAAAACGCAAGCCATCGCCGAGGCACGAAAGGTCGCCGAGGCAGAGGCAGCACAAGCGCGGGAAGAGCGGCAGCGATACGCACAGACATTGCAGGTGCTGGAGGCGCAGCTAAAGTCAGCCCAGCCGCCGGAGATTGATTGGGACAGGCTCTACCAAGAGAATCCCGTCGAATGGGTACGGCAGCGTGAGCTGGTGCGCACTCGGCAGGAGCAGCAGGCTTGGGTCGAAAACCAACGCCGTGCTCTGGCCGAGAAGCAGGCACTAGAGGAGCAGCAGGTAGCGGAGCAGACTCTTGAGGTCGAACGCGCCAAGCTCCTCGAGCAGTTACCAGAATGGCGCGATGCCACTAAGGCGCGCGCAGAGAAGGCGAAGATCGTCAGCTATGCAACGGAGAAGCTCGGTTTCACGACCGATGAGATTTCCGATCTGTACGACGCTCGAGCCGTTTTGGCTCTTCGCAAGGCGATGCTGTATGACGAGGTTATGAGTCGTCAGCAGAATCTCCGGCCGAAGATCCAGCAGAAGGCGAAGCCGATGAAGGCAGGCGTCTCTGTTCCGGTAACGACCAAGTCTGTGAAGTCTCGCGACGCTCTTTCCAAGTTACAACGGAGCGGCAGCACCAGAGATGCAGCCGCAGTGTTTGAACAATTTTTGGATTGAGGTAAAGGACAATGTCTCAGACTAGCAATACTTTTGATACCTTCAATGCGAAGGGTATCCGTGAGTCTCTCTCGAATGTGATCTACAACATCTCGCCGGAAGAGACCCCGTTCATGTCGAACATCGGCCGCGAGAGCGTCAAGAACACGTTCTTCGAGTGGCAGACGGATTCGCTCGCTGCTGCCTCCACGACCAACGCGCAGATCGAAGGTGACGACGTGTCGTCCTACGATTCGACTGCCGCCACGGTTCGCTTGGGCAACTACACGCAGGTCAGCCGCAAGACGCTCATCCTCTCGGGCACGCTCGAGTCGGTGGACAAGGCTGGCCGTCGCTCGGAGTTGGCCTACCAGCTCGCGAAGCGCTCGGCTGAGTTGAAGCGCGACATGGAGAGCATCATGCTCACCAACCAAGCTGCCTCGGGTGGCTCGGCTGGCGTCTCGACCGCTATCCGCAAGACCGGTTCGCTGCTCGCCTTCTTGAAGACGAACACGGACAAGGGTTCTGGCGGTGCTGATCCGACCTACACCACGCAGCCGAACGCGACCCGCACGGACTCGCTCGCCGCTGACCAGCGCACCTTCACGGAGACGATCCTTAAGAGCGTCATCCAGAAGGTGTGGACGGCCGGCGGTACGCCGAAGGTGCTGATGGTTGGCCCGGTCAACAAGCAGCGCGTGTCGGCTTTTGCTGGTATCGCGGAGATCCGCAAGGAAGTGACCGGCAACCGTCCGGGCGTGATCATCGGTGCCGCTGATGTCTATGTCAGCGACTTCGGTGCCGTCTCGGTGGTTCCGAACCGCTTCCAGCGTGAGCGTGACGCTTTCGTGCTCGATCCTGAGTACGCCAGCGTTTGCTACCTGCGTCCCTTCCAGACTGTCGAGCTTGCGAAGACCGGCGACGCCGAGAAGCGCATGATCGTTGTCGAGTGGGGCCTCAAGGTCAGCACCGAAGCTGCTCATGGTTTGGCTGCGGACTTGACCACGACCTAATAATGGTCAAAATAGTGGGCGGAGGGATATGCCTCCGCCCACTATCCTCGAGGACGCATGTCCAAGAAATTATTTGACTATGACCCGTTAACCGGCACCACCAAATGGTGGCACTATGACGCCGACAAGGATGAAGCCAAGATCGAGACGGTCTTCGAAGTTGGCGACATTATTGAGCAGAACAAGCAGCAGTACAACTCGACTGACGAACGGGCGAGATGGGGTGAGTGGAGCAAGGTAGCATCGATCCCGATGGCCTTGTTCTACCGACTGAAGCAGCAGGGCATTGTTGACGACCCAGCAGCCATGAAGCGCTGGCTCAACGACCCAGACAACAAACTATTTAGAACTCGAGCGGGGCGCATATGAGTCGCTCCGTTGCCATTTTAGTCCCAGCACGGGACACGGTCATGACATCGTTCGCTTACGACTTAGCGCGTGCGATGTCTTTTCATACAGCGACAACAGACGACCGCGTGGTGCTCTTCACAAGCCACGGAACTCTGATCGCATCACAGAGAATGGAACTTGCGCGGCAGGCGCTAGAGGAGAAGGTTGACTTTCTCCTGTGGCTAGACTCCGACATGCGGTTCCCGAAGGAGACGATTGGCTACATGATGTCGCTTGATAAGGACATCGTCGCGGCGAACTACGCCACGCGACGGATGCCGGTCAAGCCGGTAGCCATGATGGATGGCGGAGATAAGGGCATCGGCCGGGTGTATACCGAGCCGGGGCAAGAGGGGCTGCAGCCGGTGGACTACGTCGGCATGGGCGTGATGATGGTCAAGCGCGAGGTGTTCGAGAAGGTCGAACAACCTTGGTTTGCGATTCCATACAGCACGACCGGCGGCCACTATATTGGTGAGGATGTGTTCTTCTGTCGCAAGGCGCGCGAGGCTGGGTATGAAATCCTGGTCGATCACGCGCTCTCGCAAGAGGTGAAGCACATCGGCACCTTCGAGTATTCGCTTCAGGGTGCATGGGCAGTAAAGGACGAGCAGAATGGCGCTTGATACCTATACCAATTTGAAGACGTCCATCGCCGACTGGCTGAACCGCGACGATTTGACCGCGGTGATTCCAGACTTCATCTCACTGGCAGAGGCGCAGATCGAGCGCCGCCTGCCGATTCAGAAGTTGGTCAAACGCGCGACTGCGACGGTGGACACGCCGTTCTTCGCAGTGCCGGCTGACTTTGTATCGGCCAAGTCTTTTATCCTGACCTCGACAGCACCGGTGCAGCAGTTGATCCAGCTCACGCAGGATGAGGTGGATGCGAAGAAAACGCTGTACACGACGACTGGCAAGCCGACCTACTTTGCGTTTGTCGGTGGTCAGATCGAGGTGCTACCTGCGCCAGACACCGGCTACACCGGAGAGCTGACGTATGTGGCCAAGCTCGAGAAGCTCTCAGGGTCTGTCGCATCCAACTGGCTGCTGACGCAATACCCTGACGTGTACTTGTATGGTTCGCTGCTGCAGGCGGCGCCTTATCTGCGAGACGATGAACGCATCGCAGTCTGGGGCGGTCTGTACGAGAAGGCGATTGAGGAGATGATCGTACAAGACCAGCGTGCGTCATTCAGTGGCGGACGCTTGGCAATGACCGTCAAGCCGACGAGGGTGATACCGTGAGTGCATTTTCAAACTATCTCGAGAACAAGGTTCTTGATCACGTCTTTGGTGGCGTGCCCTATTCGGCGCCTGCCACGCTGTACCTTGCGCTGTACACCTCTGACCCCGGCGATGGCAACACCGGCACCGAGTGCTCTGGTACTTCGTATGCGCGCCAGACTATCACCTTCACGGTGGTCAACGATACGGCGAGCAATAATGCTGCGGTCGAGTTCCCGGTGGCAGGGTCTTCTTGGGGCACGATCACGCACGTCGGTATTTTGGACAACCTGACGAGCGGTAACCTGCTGGCGCATGGTGCGCTCACAGCATCGAAGGCGATCGCCTCTGGCGACGTCTTCCGCGTGGAGAATGGCGACCTCGACATCACTCTGGCCTAAGAGAACTGAATGGCTACGATTGTCACCCGAGCTGGTAAAGGTTCGCCGCTAACCCATAACGAGGTTGACGCGAACTTTAACAACCTCAACAACGACAAGGTTGAGGAGAGCACAACGATCACGGCCGGAACCGGCCTGACCGGTGGCGGAGACTTGTCTACCAACAGAACGATCTCGCTTGCCGATACGGCAGTCTCTGCTGGTAGCTACGGCAGCGCGTCTGCTGTTGGCACATTCACAGTGGACGCTCAAGGGCGATTGACCGCAGCGTCCAATACCAACATCGCGATCGCCAACACCGCTGTCAGCGGCCTCGGCACGATGTCCACGCAAAACGCCAACAACGTCGCTATCACAGGCGGCAGCATCAACGGCACGACCGTTGGCGCATCGACGGCCAGCACAGGCGCGTTTACGACGCTCTCAGCCTCCAGCGGCGCGACAATCTCTGGCGGCAACCTTGCGTTTACGACGACCGCCCAGCGCATCACGGGCGACATGAGCAATGCGACGATTGCTAACCGTTTGGCGTTTCAAACGAGTACGGCGAACAGTAACACCACAATTGGCGTTCTTCCAAACGGAACAGGGCAGACGGGGCAACTAAATCTGTATGGGAGTTCTGACCCCGCAAATACGTCCGTTTTTGCAATACTGTCATCAACGTCTTTGAGTGAGGCTAGGCTTGCGTCAGTGCTAACCGGCACCGGCTCCTACCTCCCGATGACCTTCTACACCGGAGGCAGCGAGAGGGTCAGGATAGATACGTCTGGGAATCTTGGGGTCGGAACAAGCACCGCATCATTCAAAATTACCAACAACTTTGACGCTCCCGCGACATGGGGCAACGACGCCGCCAATTTCATTGAGATGTGGCAGAACAGCGGCACCAATGCTCTTGGTGTTGCAATGGGCGATAACTCCATTGCGTCGTTTACCACCAACAACGGATATAACCTTGTATTGGCGACAGACGGCGTTGAGCGTATGCGCGTTGCTACATCAACGGGCAACGTCGGAATCGGCGGGACGGCGGGGACAAAATTTCAAGTATTCGGCAACAATGAAACCGTAAGGTTCACCCCTGCCTCTGGAACAACATCTACTACCGCAACTTTTGGAACATTTCGTAACAGCGGAAATGTTTTTTATTTTGGATTAGATAGTACAAACGGCGACGATTTCGGCATCGCAAACGCCGCTGTGCTATGGCATTCAAGTGCAAATCCAATTGTTTTTGCCACTAACAATACCCAGCGGATGCGTATTGATGGATCGGGCAACGTCGGCATTGGGACATCTGGCCCCGTTTCAAAACTACAAGTTTTAGGGGCGCGTTACACCGCAAACGCTGGTTATCAAGGCGTAGGATATTTGTCCTCAAGTGATGCGTTTGGCGCTGATGTAGGCGCTGGCTTGATTCTTGGTGGCGGGTATACCTCAACTCTGACCACAGAATTCGCGCAAATTGCTGGTGTAAAGGAAAACTCTACAAGTGGCGATTACAGCGGCGCGATGCTGTTGTATACCCGCACCAACGGGTTAGGGCCGCTTTATGAGAGGATGAGAATAAACTCGGCCGGAAATATTGGTATTGGCGTAGCCGGAACAATAAACGGCGCAAGACTTTCCGTATCTGCGGGAACCGCAAACGCAACCACTTACAAAGTTTTTGCAACAGAAGGCGGCTCAACTGTTCAATACCAGCAGCAAAAGACAACTTCCGTATCAACATCAGCAACAACAATCCTAACGCCGGGAGATGGCCCTTACGCCGGGCTAGCTCTTATTTTTGGGCATGATGGATCAGGAAATCGCTTTATTGACTTAGTAATGTTCAGCGTTGGAACTGGAACCCTCAATGTTATTAGTTCATTAGGCGCGTCTGGATCGCCCGCTGCTCGAACGTACTCCCAAGGAAGCAGCACATATAAACTTGCGATGGCTTCTGGCACTTACACGGTTGAAGTAATGATTATTGGAATGGGCAGCTAAAATTATGAAACTAACCATTGAATTAAGCATTGATGAAATCAACGCGATATTGCAATTGCTAGGACAGGCTCCAACGTCATCCGGTGTTTGGCCTCTTTTAGTCAACATTAAAGAGCAAGCGGAAAAGCAAATCAAAACGAGGGATGAGCAATGACAATTGAGTGGACGATTAATCGTCTTGATTGCGTCCCAGCCGTGGATGGCAAGCAAGACTACGTTGTAACGGCCTATTGGCGCTGTAACGCCACGGATCAGGGGTTTTACGCAAGCCATTACGGCACTTGCGGGTTTACCGTTGCCGACGGCGACAGCTTTATTCCTTACGCCGACCTGACCCAAAATGACGTTTTGGGCTGGTGTTGGGCAAACGGTGTGGACAAGGACGTTACGGAAACAAACGTCCAAAAGGAATTAGATAGCAAGATCAACCCGCCGGTCGTCGCCAAGCCGCTGCCGTGGGCGTCTGCTTAAAGGCAGTGAATGAGCAACCTATACGTCGAGGGTGGTTATTGGATATTTGAGTACGCCGAGGGTGAATGGCGCGGAGAGGCCGCGCTTAACGCAGCGGCAAGTGTTACTGCATCTGGGCAAAGGATCGCGCTGGGCGCGGCTGACCTCAATGCAGCAGCCACACAGACGACGGTAGGAACGCGAGTCAGGCTCGGTATCTCTGCGATGAACGCAGCCGCCACCATTACGGTGGAAGGCGTGCGAGTCAGAGATGCCGCCGCGCTGCTGCAAGCAGTGAGCACTCTGACGGCAAGCGCCGTCAAGATTGCAGTTGGCGCAGCGCAGCTCGATGCGATATCGACGCTGACCGCGACGGGAATACGGGTTCAGTTTGGAACCATGTCGGCATCTGCTCTGGCGACGATGGTGGTCGCAGGCAGAAAGAAGTGGGAGACGGAGAACGATACATCGGAGGTCTGGTCGGCCGTAGCGGATACGGCAGAGTCTTGGTCTCCGGTATCCGATACGGCAGAAGTGTGGAGTTCCGTATCTGATACTGCAGAGACGTGGACGCCGATTGCGAACACGACAGAGAGCTGGACGGTCAAGGTACACCCTGCAATTTTGCAGTGAGGGATAGAGAATGGCAGATTCAACAACTACCAACTTGTCGCTGACTAAGCCAGAGGTTGGCGCCTCTGCGGATACTTGGGGCGGCAAGTTGAACACCAACTTTGACGTCATCGATGGCGTCTTCAAGGATGACGGCACTGGCACTTCTGTCGGCATTCAGGTCGGCAGCGGCAAGGTGCTGAAGATTGGCGGCACGCAGAACATGTCTGCGCTGACCGCCTCAACAGCGCTGGCGCTCGATTCCAGCAAGAACATCGTCAGCGTGACGAACACAGGCAGCGGCAACAACGTGCTCGCAACGAGTCCTGCGCTGACGACGCCAAACCTTGGCACGCCGTCTGCGGCCGTATTGACGAACGCTACCGGGTTGCCTCTATCAACTGGTGTCACCGGAACTCTGCCTGTTGCCAATGGTGGCACTGGGCAGACGAGCTACACCAACGGCCAGCTTTTGATCGGCAACACCACCGGCAACACGCTCGCCAAGGCGACACTGACTGCTGGCACCGGCATCAGTGTGACCAATGGCGCAGGCTCGATCACGATCGCGAACACGCTGCTTGGAACGCCGACACTGAGTGTGGTGACAGGCACTACACAGAGTGCTGCTGCGAACACGCATTATGTTTTGACCAACGCATCTGCAACCACGGTCACACTGCCAAGCTCACCTTCTGCTGGTGATCTTATTTGGATCACGGTGGCGAATGAGTTGACAACTAACGTGGTTGCTCGCAACGGAAAGCCGATTCAAGCTATTGCCGAAGACATGACGCTGAATGCGAAATATGCCAGCGTGCAGCTTCGCTTTGTAAACGACACTGAAGGATGGGTGATTGTATGAGCTTCTTTACTCAGTTTGGCGCAGGTTCTCCGGCCAAGGTCACGACGTATACCAGCGGCACTGGTACGTTTACACCGATCAGCACATCGCAATCATGGGCGCGCGTTACTGTTGTCGGCGGCGGTGGCGGCGGCGGTGGTGGATCTACTGGAACGCCGGGCCGAGGCGGCGGCGGTGGCGGCGGTGGAGCCACAAAAATTCTGTGGGTGAAGCTATCTAACGCATCTTATTCCTATGCTGTTGGCGCTGGTGGTACTGGCGGCGCAGCGGGTGCTGTTGGTACGTCAGGCAGTCGATCTTATTTTGGCTCTGTCGTTGCGACCGGCGCATCTGCAATGGTTCAAGCCTTCAACGGAGGCACAGGCGGCTCTGCGACCACCGGAAGCGGAACCATTGGCGAAGGCGGCGGCGGCGGTGGCGGCACTTTTGGCGGCGGACAACAGCCCGGTGGAAGCGGTGGCGCTATCGGCCTTGCGGGTGCGAACGCTGGCAATGGAATAGCAACCGGCGGCGCTGGCCCGGACGTAAATTCAAACGGCGGCGGTGGCGGCGGTGACAGCGTTTACGGCGTTGGCGGCAACGGTGGCGCTGCGAGTGACGCAGGAACCGCAAGTGCTGGCTCTGCTGCAACCGGATACGGCGGCGGTGGTGGTGGCGGCGGCGGCACAAACTCTGGAACTGCGGGCGCTGGTGGCAATGGTACTGGCGGCTACATTTTGATTGAGGAGTTTATCCAAGCATGAAACGCTGGGCGCTTATTGTAAATTCAGTTGTCAGCATGGTTGTGGAGCAAGATACGCAACCGCAGATTGCTGGCGTTTGGGTTGAATGTCCCGATTACGTCGGCCCCGGTTGGGTTTACGCTGACGGACGGTTCTCACCTCCTCCGCCTCCAGAAGAGACCGCGGCTGAGTAAGGCCAATGTCAGAGCAGGAACACAACAACGCTCTGGAGCTGGCGCTACTGCGTAAGGATTTCGAGACGCTGCAGGCAGACATGTCAGAGATTAAGAGAGACATCAAGAAACTCTCAACGGCATGGTCTACAGCAGAAAACCTCGTAGCCTTTATCAAGTGGCTCGCCGGCTTGGCCGCAGCCATCGCCCTGATCACTGGCATGGTGAAGGGCTGGTTCTCGATGTCCGCTCCGAAGGAGTAGCAATGCTTTTACCAATCAACCTGCCGCCGGGTGTTTACAAGAATGGCACCGACTATCAGGCCAAGGGTCGATGGTTTGACTCGTCTTTGGTGCGCTGGTACGAGGGCACGATTCGCCCTGTCGGCGGCTGGCGCAAGCGATCCAATAATACGATCAGCGGCTTGTGCCGTGGCGTACTATCGTGGCGCGATAACAGCAACGACCGCTGGATCGCGCTCGGTACGCACACTGGCCTTTATGTGATGACAGAGGGCGGCACGGTCGCCGATATCACTCCGGTAGGCTTCACCACCGGCCGCGCTGATGCCGACTATAACAACGGTTATGGCGGCGCCACCTACGGCAATTTCGCCTATGGTGTCGCGCGTCCTGACGCAGGCTCTATCGACCCGGCTACGACGTGGACGATGGACACATGGGGTCAGTACCTCATTGCCTGCTCCAACGACGACGGCAAGCTGCTCGAGTGGCAGCTCAACACCGGCACCGATGCCGCGGCCCTTGCCAATGCGCCTATCGACAACAAGGCGGTCATGGTGACCGAGGAGCGATTCGTATTCGCCCTTGGTGCTGGCGGCGTCGGCAGAAAGGTGCAGTGGTGCGATCAGGAGGATAATACCCTCTGGACGCCGGCTATCACCAATCAGGCGGGTGACTTCGAGCTTGAGACGACCGGCACCCTGATGGCGGGTAAGCGCCTGCGTGGCGTCAACCTGCTGTTTACCGACGTGGACGTCCACACGGCCAACTACGTCGGGCCGCCGTTCGTCTACGGCTTTGAGCGTATTGCCTCCGGTTGCGGCCTGATTGGGCCACAGGCGGTCGCTGCCGTGGAGTCGGTCGCCTTCTGGATGTCTCCGGCCGGGTTCTTCATCTACGACGGCTTTGTTAAGCCCATCAGTTGCGATGTGCTCGACTATGTCTATTCCAACCTGAACGATTCCCAGAAGTCCAAGGTCTATGCCGTGGCCAATAACCAGTACGGCGAGGTCTGGTGGTTCTACCCGAGCGCGAGCAATCTGGAGATTGACTCGTATGTGTCCTACAATTATAGGGAGAACCACTGGGCAGTAGGGTCTTTGGCCAGAACCGCTGGCACCGACCGTGGCGTCTTCAGCTACCCGCTCATGGTATCGGCCGATGGCTACGTCTACGAGCATGAGGTTGGTCTGCAATACGATGGTGCGAGTCCATACGCCGAAACAGGGCCATTCGAGATTGGCAACGGCGACCGCACGATGATGGCGAGGCAGCTCATCCCAGATGAGAAGTCTCTCGGATCTGTCTCCGTACAATTCAAGACCAAACTGACGCCGGAAGGGTCAGAGTCCACCAAGAGCTACACGATCAACGGCGCGTATACCAACGTGCGCTTCTCCGGTCGCCAGGCCGCGATGCGCATCACGGGTGCGGCGCCTAATACCGATTGGCGCGTCGGCACGATGCGCCTTGATGTGGTGGAGAGCGGACGACGATGATGGATGAGCAGCAGGAGCTGGCGGATCTGGTCTCGCCCTTTCGCGAGCTGATCGAGCGTGCGCTTCAAGAGAACTACGGGCAGCTCAACTATCACGACGTCTTAGAAGGTATTCAGGAAGGAGAGTATCAATTCTGGTCTGCGGCCAACTCTTGCGTGGTGACGACGATTGACGTCTTCCCGCGCATGAAGCAACTGACCGTGATCATCGGCGCTGGCGATCTTCAAGAAATTGACGACGTCATTCGCCCTATCGTTGAGGAATGGGCGCGAAGCATTCAATGCGACGCGATGATCATCATGGGGCGCCCCGGCTGGCAGAAGGCGCTTGAGGGCTACAAACGCACCGCAGTGGTGCTCGAGAAAAGACTATGAGCAATCTTTTTAAGTCCAAGACCAAGAAAACAGAAGAGCAAAAGACTGAGATAGATCCGAGGATCTATCAGCAGGTCTTAGCGAATCTGGATCTGGCGCGACAGGTCGCGTCGATCCCGTACCAGCCGTACACCGGCCTGATGGTGGCGCCGTTCACGCGCGACTACATGGCAGGCGAGGATGTGGTGCGCCGTATCGCTCAAGAGGGCGGATTCGTCCCTGAGCTTGAGATGGCCGCGCGTCAGGCTGCTGGTGACCTTGGGTTCCAGTCTGGCCAGATCACTGCGCCGACATACGACCCGCGCGTGATGGCCGAGCGTATCGGCGCAGAGCGCGTCGGTGCGTCTCTTGGTGGCGGCCCGATGATGATCGGAGCCGGTCAGGTGCAGACGCAGTTCCAAGCGCCGACGATTGGCGCCGAGCGCGTAGGGGCATCACTAGCCGGTGGCCCGCAGCAAGTGCGTGCTGGCCAGCTTGGCACCACCTTTGCGGCGCGTGATATCACTGCTCCGGGTGCTGCGCCACTGGCGCAGGGCGCGAGCGTGCTCGGCCGTGACATCCAGCAGTACATGTCACCGTACACGCAGAATGTGATCGAGGCGGGGCTTTCCGATATTGACCGCGCTGCCGCTCTGCGCCAGCAAGATATCGGCGCGCAGGCTACCCGTGCTCGCGCATTCGGTGGTTCACGTCAGGCAGTGCAGGAAGGTATCGCTGCAGGCGAGGCAGAGCGCGAGCGCAATCGGTTTATCGCTGAACAGCGCGCGCAGGCCTTCAATCAGGCCATGCAGGCTCGAGAGGCCGATGTTGGCCGCGAGCAGCAGGCAGGGCTTGCCAATCAGGCTGCCGTGCAGAACGTCATGGAAATGGCGCAGCGCGGTGAGATTAGCAACCAGCAGCGCGATATCGAGCTGCAGCGCCTTGGTGTCACTGCCGGCACGCAGAACATCGAAGCCGGGCTGCGTGCAGATCTGGCCAATCAGCAGGCAGTGGAAAACTACATGCGACTTGGCCTTACGGCAGAGCAGGCCAACCAGCAAGCGATGCTCGATGCGCAACGCTCTAACCAAGCGGCCGTGCAAGAGGCGCAGCGCCTGTCGCTTACAGGCCAGACGACCAATGTGCAGACCGGCCTTGAGGCTGCTCGCTCTAATCAGGCGGCGGTTGAGAACTATATGCGCATGGGACTGACCGCCGAGCAGGCGAACCAGCAGGCGATGCTGGATGCTGCACGCTCGAACCAGTCGGCAGGTCTACAGGCGCGTCAGGCAGAGCTTGGTGCGATGGGCGATCAGGCAAGCCGTATCCTCGAGGCGCAGCGCGCCAACGAGGCGGCGCGTCTTGGTGCTGCGAACTTCCGCCTTGGCGCAGGGCAGCAGCTCGCAGGCTTTGGGCAGACGGCGCTTCAGAACCGCTACGGCTCAGGGCAGCAGCTCATGGCGCTCGGCACCGGCCAGCAGGCGCTCGCGCAGCAGTATCTCGACGCGCAGCAGCAGGAGTTCATGCGCCGTCAGAACTACCCGCTGCAGCAGCTCTCGATCCTGCAGGGTGCCGTTGCTGCCAGCCCGTACAACCAGACGGTCACGGGCAGCACGACGGTCACGGGACGGCCGAGCTACTTTGACATCTTCCGGCAGGCTGTTGGTTCGTTCCCGACGTCCGGTGGCGGAAACACCGGCTCTGACATGGACATGAAGACCAAGGTCAAGAAGATCAAGAATCCTCTCGACAAGGTCAACCGTCTCAAGGGTATCGAGTTTGAGTGGGAAGATGGATACGGCCGCGACGAAGATGATGACATGGGCGGCGAAGATGACATGAGCATCTCGGCACAAGATCTCGAGAAGGTCATGCCGAGCGCCGTATCTCGTCGAAAGGATGGGATGCGTCAGTACGACGTGCCGCAGATGGTTGGCCTATTAACCGAGGCCGTCAAGGAGCTAGACAAGAAGGTCAGCTCTGGCAAGAAGGCCGGGGGGAAGAAAAATGTTTGAGACTAACCCGCTGAAGAATCCCGGCGACATCTTTGGGCGCAAGAAGACTGCTGGCCAGAAGACGCTTGATCTCCTAAAGAAGCTCGGTGTGCAGTACGAGATACCAGAACCAGAAGACAGCATGAGCGTGCTCAGTGCTCTGGGGGAAGATCCGCTCGCGTCTTCGCTCTCGCTGCGACCCGGCAAGGCGATGGGCGATCTGTCGATGGATATCTACAACCCGCAAAACATTTACGGGAACTTCTACAAAAAGATGGGCGGCCGAAAGGTGCGCGGCCTGTTAGGCGATTGAGGTAGTTATGGCAACCCCAATGGAAAAAACGAAAAAGCGACCCGGACTGCTTACGCGGTATGTCGGCGGTCTTCTTGGCGAAGACGTCGAGAACATGTCCGAGGAGGACTTGAGCAAGTTTAGGCAGGAGGCGCTCCTCAGTGCCATCAGCGGCCTAGGCGGTGGCGTCGGCTTGCTTGGTGGTCTTGGGCAGATGGCGCAGCGAAAGCAAGCCACGGAACAAAGACGTCAGCAAGAGATTGGAAGACAGGATATCCAGCAAGCGTCAGCTAATCTTGCGGCACGGCTCTCTGGCCGCGCGGGTGATGTTGGCGAGCAGACACAGCTTCAAGAAGTGCGGCCGATGTCTGGCATGAGCACGCTCGGTATGGCGTCAACACCGGCAGGAATGGCTGCGCTACAGGCTAGTCCGTTGCTGGAAGAAACTGCCAAACAATCGATGAAGCCAACCGAGTACGTTTATCAAAACGTGCCGGGCGTGGGCCTTGTCGCAGTCAATCGCAACAATCCGCAAGACCAACGCGTTATTCAGCGCGAAGTGCGGCAGCCGAAGGAAGGCCCACAACCGACACTTAAGCAAGTGCGGCTGGCGAATGGCATGGTGCAGGATCAGTGGCTTGTTCCGGGGCAGGCGAAGGGCATTCCTGTTGGCGCTCCGTATGCTCCGAAGGGAGCAGAAGGTGCAGGCGATGGCCTCAACGAGCGGCAGCGCGCTGGCATCAACATGACGCGCGACGCGGCGCTGCAGTACGCCGCCAACCTCACAGGCCGGCCGGTCAGTGAACTAAGAAATATGTCGCCGGCAGAGATTGAGCAGGAGATCAAGAAGCGAGGCGGTCGCGTGCTGCAAGGCGGAACCGCGCGCATGGTCAGTGGCCTGCCTGTGGTTGGTGACTTTGCCAAGAGCATTGTGGAGTCCATGAATTCGGATCTCATCGCCCCGGCTACCACCGGCGGCTCTGGCATCGCGATGTACCAGAACCCGACTGGCCCTATCACTGGCGCAGACGTCACGGTCGGTGTCACGCAGTTCCCGAATCCGATGTATCCGCTGCCGGTTCAGGCGCAGATGATCCGCTCGATTCTTGAGCGTGGGGGCAAGGTCGAAGAGTACGACGCAAACGGAAACAAGGTGCGCTGATGCCTATTCAAGTTTCAATGCCAGACGGCACTACGGCGGTCTTTCCTGACAACACCAAGCCGGAGGTTATTGAGCGCGTCAAGCGCGAGAAGGCCGCGGCTATGCAGCGTCGAGAGCAGCCGCAGGAGGCGCCGGGGATGCTGCAGACTGCCATCCGCGCCTTCGGGCAGGGTGTGACCTATGGCGGCTCAGACGAGGCCACAGCAGGTATAGAGGCCGCTCTTGGCCGTATGCCGTACTCGCAGAGCCTAGAGGAGCAGCGTCGCGAGCAAGAGGCGATGCGGCGCGCCAATCCGTTGACGTATGCGGCCGCCGAGTTTGGCGGCGCGATGCTGTCACCGAATCCGCTCGGAAAGGCCGGTGCGGTCACCTCTACTGGCGCTCGACTGGCTCGAGAGGCTGGCATCAGCGGTGGCATTGGCGCAGTACAAGGCGCGCTCGAGGCCGAACCCGGCAACCGACTGCAGAATGCTGCGCAGATGGGCGCGATATCGTCTGTGGTCGGCCCCGCTGCCGGCGCTGCGATGGACTTTGCGCGTGGTGCGCGTGGTGTGATGGGGCGAGCCTTTCGCCCAGACGAGCCGCGCGTAGCCTCTCAGGAGGTGCTCGGCGCGATGCGCGAGGCTGGCGTCACTGGCGACCAACTGCGTCAGCAGATCCTCACCGGGCGACCTGACGAGATTCGCCCGTTCGGCATGATGATGGGCCAATCTGGCCAGATGGCCGCGGAGCGCGCGGCGATTGGTGGCGGCAAGGCTGGCGATATCGCTCGAGAGACGTCTCAGAACATCCTGTCTGAGTCTGGCGCTCGCGTGATGAATGTTGTTAATGAGATGACCGGCGGCAATCGCCAGTTCACGCAAGACATTCTGAAAAAGTTTGAAGAAGCGCGAAACAAGAATGCCACAGAACTGTATGGCAAAGCTCGCGCGGTTGGCATTGTGCAGGACGATGACATCGTCAACATCATCGCTGGCGATCCATTGCTGCGCAGCCTATACAAAAAGGCTCAGGTAAATGCACAGCGTCAGGAAGGCATGAGGCTGCCTGATATTGTCGATAAGGACGGCAACCTAATTCAGAACGCATACCCGTCAGTGGCTGCGCTTGACTATCTCTTGCGTGCAGTTCGTACCAAGAAAGATCAGGCATTCCGCAACGGCGACGTCAATGCTTCTGGCATCAAGGCTCTGTTCGACCAGCTCGATAGCAGGGTCAAAGACTTGGTGCCTGAGTATCGCACCGCTCGAGCAAGATTCACTGAGGACTTCGAGCTGATCAAGCTGTCAGAGCTGGGGCAGAAGTTCATCAATATGTCCGAGTCTGACCGCAAGGTTGCGCTTCGAGCATTAGATCCTGACAAGCTGGAAGTGGTACGAGGCACCGCGCGAGATGCGCTTTATAACCGCCTTGCGACGATGGACGACGCCGGCATGGCCCGTATGCTGACCGGCAGCAAGCAAAACAGAGACCTGCTCGATTTCTTGGCTGTTTCTCCTGAAGCTGCCGCACAGGCTGCACTTCGAATTCGACAAGAGCGACAGCTCCAAGAGTTTGCTCGCAACATTAACCCGAACATCGGCTCGAGAACGGCGCGCACCAGCGCCGCTGCTGGCGCAGGTGTTGACCAGTTGGCGCGCACGGAGCAGGCCACTGAGTTCGTGATGGGCAATAATGCGTCACGCTTTATGACGCTGCTGAACCTTGCAGGCGGTCGCTTGCGTGGCCTAACGCCAAACGTGCGCGAGGATATGGCTCGGATGCTGACGACCATTCCGCCGCAAGATCAGTTGCGCATCCTTGAGCGTCTTGACCTTGAAGACCAGCGTCTGCTGCGTGAGGCAGTGGAGCGATCCAACAAGAGAACGAAGAGCGTGCAACGTGGCGCGCGCATACCTGGCCTATTGTCTGCTGAGGAGCAGGAGCAATAACGATGGACATCTTCGAGATCTTCACCCGTGCATGGCCGATCATCCTTGCGATCATCACGCTGATTATCGTGCTCTCGAAGCTCGACCTGCGCGTGGCGGTGCTTGAGGACAAGATCAAGACGATCTTTGACCTGATCAACAAGGGCAACAAGTCATGATGGAAACCCTGCTCGGCGGTGTCTTTGGTGGCATCCTGCGCTTGGCGCCAGAGGCTCTCAAGTTCTTTGATTCCAAGAACGAACGCTCGCATGAGCTTCGGATGCTGGAAGCAGAGATGAAGTTTGCGCAGGTGCGTGGCGAGATTGCCATGCGCCAGACTGAGGCGCAGATGACGATGGCCGAGGTGGATGCGATCGGTGAGGCATTCAAGGAGCAGTCCGCCACGGCGCAATCCGCGGGTAAAGTCGTCGCCGGAATCTCTGCACTGGTGCGCCCATTTGTGACCTACCTCTTTGTGATCGCCTATGCCGCGGTCAAGGTGGCAGGCTTTGTGATCGCGCTCGAGCAGGGCGGTGACTGGAAGCAGGTGCTCACCACAATGTGGGGCGTCGATGACATGGCCGTGCTGAATATGATCCTCAGCTTCTGGTTCGTCGGGCGCGTCTATGAGCGAGTACGATAAGGCGCTGGCGATCGCCGCCGACCTATGCCGACACTTTGAGGGGTTCCGCAGCAAGCCGTATATCTGCCCTGCAGGCTATCCCACGATAGGCTACGGCACGGTCTACAAGCCTGACGGCCACAAGGTCACGATGGATGACCCGCCCATCAGCAAAGAGTTGGCCAACGAGTGGTTATTGTCCGAGCTGCGGACAAACTACGGCGCCGGTGTGTTGAGAACCTCGCCCAACCTCATAAACCACCCGAACACTTTGGCAGTGGCCATTGATTTTGCTTACAATCTCGGTGTCTCACGCTACAGGGCAAGTACATTGCGCAAGCGACTTGAGGCCGAAGATTGGGATGGAGCAAAGATTCAGCTCATGCGCTGGACAAAGGCTGGTGGCAAGGTGCTGCCGGGCTTAGTGCGACGTCGTCAAGCGGAGGCTCAGTTACTGCCATGAAAAGTCCGCGTACAGATGGAGTCCCGTCCCAGTTCCAGCTTGCCGGCCACACCATCAAGGTGGTGGTCGTTCCACCGCGTAAGTGGAAGCACGGCAAGAATTGCGTCGGTATCTGGTTGCCGGGCGACTACCGCATCGAAATCGTATCAACCTGCAGAGGATCAAATCGTCAGCAAGTGTTTTGCCATGAGGCGATACACGCGCTGCTGGAGATCGCTGGTCTGGATGACCTCAATAGCGATGAGTCCAAGGTGGATCTCTTGGGCCACTTGCTCCAGCAGATGCTGACCACCATGGAATGAAACGCCACCTCATTATCCCTGACGCACAGATCAAGCCCGGCTCACCGACTGACCACATCAAGTGGTGCGGGGAGGCGATCCTAGACTACAAGCCAGATGTCATCGTCTGTCTCGGGGATTGGTGGGATCTGCCCTCTCTCAATTCTCATGCGCCAGCCGGTAGCGAGGAGCTAGAGGGTCGCCGGTACCATGAAGATATAAAGGTTGGGAACGAATCCTTTAATAAGCTCAATTCTTATTTAAGGAAGTCACGCAGCAAGACGTGGCAGCCGCGCAAGGTGTTTCTTGAGGGCAACCATGAGAACCGCGCGAACCGCATCGCCAAGAACGACCCAAAATGGAAGGGCATCATCGGCTCGCACAACTGCGAGACGCTCGACTGGGAGCGACATAAGTTTCTTAAAATCTGCGAAATTGACGGGATCAAGTATTGTCACTACTTCCCGAACCCGTTCTCTGGCAAGCCCATCGGAGGCACCATCGTCAATCGCTTGAACTCGATTGGCGCGTCATTTGTGCAGGGCCACCAGCAGGGCTTCTTGTACGCCTCGAAGCAGTACCCTGACCACGTCAAGCATGGCCTAGTCGCCGGGCGCTTCTACCTCGAGCATGAGGGCTACCGGCCGGACGATGTGCAGACCAACGAGTGGTCAGGCATCGTGATCCTTAACGGCGTCAAGCGGGGTGACTATGACTTGATGCCCCTTCGCATGGACTACCTGCGACGCAAATACGGCTGACTTTAGGCGCTCAATCTCGGCGCGCAGCTTCATCTCGGTCTCGACCGCATCCGTCAATTTAATGACGAGGTCTTTGGTGCGCTGCCGCTCCACCGATAGGCAGTGCTCCAGCTCGCTCACGATCTCTCGCAACTGACTGGTCGATAGCGATCGCGCCAGCATCTCACGGCGCCAAGATCCGCCTTCGCTCTCTGTGTCAATGTTCATAAGTATCCGGCTATCGCGTCGGGGCCGGCGCTCCGAGTAGCGTACACGCGCGATTCGTGCTCTAGGTTCTACTCCTCTTCTGACCTGCGCCAAGTGCCTTCATTGATCTGCCGCGCTACCTTCAGCGCGTCAGTGAAGAGCGCCTGATTCCAGATCGCGATCACCTGCTCTCTGGTTATCTCAGGCTTGGCACTATCAGTCTCGCCAAGATCAATAATATCTTCGCACACCTGCGCACCCTTGGTACAGAACCACGCGGCCTTGCGCAGATCTTGCTCTCGAGAGTTGCCGCCCTTGCGGCCAGCTCGCGAGAGGTACTTGATCGCAGAGCCGACGCAGTAGCTCACCGCACCATCATCGCCGAGCACTGCCTGTATGTAGTCAATCGCCTCGATTGGCTCGCCGTTGGGCAGCGTGAGCTGGTAGTGCTGCGGATGGTTGACCACATCTTCGTCGGCATCACCGCGCAGCATCGCATCGATGTCGTCTTGCGTCGCGTCGATCATGTCGCTGAGTCTGCTCATTACAGCACCAGCATCGCGGTCTTGATCGCGACTCCTATGATTAGGCCGCCAATAGCAGCGCCAACGAGCGCCATGCCCATAACAAATAGCATGGCGCCAGCAATCAATAAAGTATCGTTCCAGTCGAACTTTTTCATGCCGCCCTCTTCTTGAGTTTCTCGTTCAGGTCATACAGCGAACGCAGGTTGATGAACGCCGGCCAGGCATCATCGTCGAGCGACGGGTAGAAGTGGTGGCCGAAGTCACCATTCTCTTTGCTGAAGCGCAGCAAGTGATAACCGCCATCGATCTTGGTGCCGGTGCACTCCTCATAAGCCTTCGCATAGGCCACCAACTGGATCAGGTACTCAGGGTACACGCCGCCCGATGTCTTAAAGTCACCGAGCACGATCTTGCCGTTGAGCCTGCCGATGAAGTCCAGCGTGCCACCGTAGCGGTACGTCTCCGACAGCACCGGCACCTCGCAGTCTATGATCTCGAGCTGCGTGCCCTTGCACCAGAACTCAAAGGCAGAGTAGGCGCTGACCACCTGCGCGCGAAACGCAGCCGGGTCTCGCGTCTCTGCCTTCTCCATCGTCTTCTCGAGGTGCTGGTGCGGATCACCGCCCTTGACGAATACCTCGCACATCTCATGCACGCAGGTGCCAATCGCAAGCGCATCGTTGGCATCGTACAAACCGGCCGGGGCTTCCATGCCCTGCCCCTCCAGCACGCCGTGTGCGCGGCCAGTCTTATACGCCCAGTTGATCAATGCACCGGGGTCTTTGATCTTTAGGATTGTGGTGACAGACGGCACTTTCGTGCCGTCCGCCAGTTTATAACCGCCCTTCTGAGTAGCCATTAAAACGCGATCTCATCGTCGGTGAACTCCTGATTGACAGGAGCCGCGGCAGGCTTTGCTGCAGCAGGCGCTGCCTTCGGCAACACCGGCGCATCTACCACACGATTGGCGATCTTGTCCTGCACCCATGCCGGCAATTTGTCAAACGCCACCGGATCTGGCTCGTCGATGCTGTAGGTCAGCGCCTCGCCCTCCAGCGTCGGCGCCGGCATACCCTTCGGCAGCGGCATGATGCTGGTGAGGTTGGCGTAAGTCTTATCACCCTTAACGCTGTGCGTTACGTTGATGAACGCAGGCTTGCCGAGCACGTTGACCAGATCGAACTTCTTCAGCTCTTCTGGGGTAAAGGCACGACCGCGCCACGATTGCAGCAACTGCCGCAGCGTCGCCTTCTCATTGAGGCTCAGGCCAACCGTGCGGCTGATGACCGCCGGCAGGCTCTTAGCCTCGCCATCCTTGGTGATCTCGACGCGCTCGCTCGGGATCTGGAAGCGCAGCATGAGCGTGCGCTTCGGGGCGTATTGACCGCCCGGTGAGGCCTGCACGCCAAGGTCTACGACCATGTCGCACACGGCTGCATAGGCGCCTGCCTCGAGCGGCTTGCGCTCGGGGTAGTTGCCACCACTTGATGCTGATACATAAATTGCCATTGTCTTAAACTCCTTCAGTTACGGTTCACCAGTAATCGACGCCGCTCCTTTTGCTGCGCCAGTTTGGCGGGGGAACCTGCCGCCATTCCAATTGTGCATCTCGGCGCAGTTTGCGCACAAGATCAAATATCCATTTCACGACTGCAGCTCATCCTCTGCCGAGAACCACGTTGATTGGCGGCGCAGGAATGTCGGCCAGCTCGCATCCTTGTTGCAGAACGAACGATCTTCGATCAGCACATGGTTGGTCGGCTGCGCCGTGAATCGATCATTCTCCAACTGCAACACATAGAACTCTTTGCTTTGCTCCGGCTCCGCGCTGAACGCATCACCGATAGGCGCAATCGTGAAGAGGTACATGCCGCGGTGCTCGGCGCGACTCTGTAGCCGCACCCGCGCATTCATGCTGGCAAGGAATGGATACTCGAGCACGCTGAACTGGTAGCCGTAGCAATCCCATGTCTGCGCGTCTGCCGGCGTCCACGGCTCGTCTGCCTCTTTGCTGGCCGCGAGCTGGTGCAGGCCGACGTTGCGGTACACCGCGCCAGATTCCAGCATGACGTGACAGCCGAGCGCGCGGCCGGGGAATGACGTGAGGCCGAACCACACGGCGCGCAGCCAATCGTGTTCGCCGCAGGCATTGGGTTGCACCCAGACATATTTGTGGGCCGGCAACGGGCCAGAGTGTGTGTACATCATCGCTCGAAGATCGCCACGGCAATCGCGAGCACTGCGAACACGATGCAGACCTTGATGAGCGTGATCGCGTGCGGCATCTCTGCCGGGGTCAGCGTAAGGATGTCCATTAAACCTCCACCTTCTGGCGATATTGTTTGTACAGCGCCTCAGCTTCATCGCGCAGGCCGATGTTGCCGAGCTGGTTGATCATCATGCGAATCTGTAGCGCGCTGTCCCAGCCGGCCTTCCAAGCGCGGTAATCGTCGCTATATTCGCTGTGCCAGTCATGGGTCTTGAGCTTCTGCTCGAGGTCTTGCAGGGTGGTCATGGCTGTCTGCTCCATGAGGGGCGGCTTACGCCGCCACCTCGTAAATGCCGATGACTTCGGTTTTGCTGTCATAAGCGTATTGTTGCTTTGCAGCATTACGAGCAGCGCGCTCTGAGGTGTGATATGTCACAGCAAATCCGCGATCTTTAATCCAACGAGCGTCAACGCCCGAACCGCTTTTCTCGCCAGATGATGAGAATTTGTCGTACACCGACTTTGCTCTGTCGGACTTACGCACGACAGCGTGGGTGTAATCGCTTTTCGTGGTGCGGGTAAACTCACCAAACGGGGTCGCTACCTTAATCGTTTTCATGTCAGCTCCTTCTATCGCTTCTGGCCAAGCACCGCGCCGGCCATGTGTGAATCCTAGACAGTCTGAAAAAACAATACAAGCACTTTTTGTGTAAATAATCCGCTTGACGGCATATTGACTACAAACTAGGCTTGTGGGTTATGAAAAAGCAACCACCGGAAACTATCGCCCTGCTCCACGCCGTGGACATACTGGGCGGACAAACGGCCACCGCAAAGAGGCTTGGCGTAAGCCAGCAGGCGGTGCAGTATTGGATCAGACGTGGCAGGGTGCCTGCCCTGAAGGCTATTCCGCTCGAAGCCGCAAGCGGAGTCTCTAGGAATAAACTGCGGCCGGACTTGTACCCATGAAACCAGAACTGACCGCGATCGTGCCGGTCGAGAAGATCCTCGATCTGGCCAAGAAATACCCCGTATTCCCATGCAGGAGGAACGATGAAAAAGACGCAGAAGGGCGAACGCTCAAAGCCAAAAGCCCACTTACCAAAAACGGATTCAAAGACGCCACGCAAGACGAAGCCCAGATTCGTCGATTCTGGGCCAGTCACCCTGACGCACTCGTTGGGGTTCCAACCGGCAGCCGCACCAGTCTCGCCGTCATCGACTTCGATACTCGGTCGGCTGACGCAATGGCTCAAGAGTGGCTGGCAGAGAATCAAGCCGCTCTAACTGGTACGCGAGTCCACCAGACCGGCGGCGGTAGCGGCGGCCGGCACTACATCTTCAGCCTGCCGCACGGTGTCAAGATCCGCGGCGGCGTGTCCGTCACGCTCGGTAAGGTTAAGCGGCAAGGCCTGGACATCCGCGCCGAGGGCGGATACATCATCTGGTGGCCGCTGCACTACGGCCAAGGCGGGCCGCTGAATGACATCCGCTCGCTACCCGCGGGGTTGATCGACGAGCGGCGCATGGATCTCGAGCTGCCGGCAGAGGTGGCGGCCAAAATGCCAGCGAAGCCCGGCACCAGTCAGGACTTCCAGCGAGAGCTGCCGCGCATTACTGAGGCGCTGGCCTACATCGACCCTAGCCCGTACGACGCGTGGCTCATGGTCGGCATGGCGCTGCACCATGCCAGCGGCGGCGCTGACGATGGCCTTGAGCTGTGGGATGCGTGGGCGAGCGGCGGCATCACCGGCAGCCTGCCGGATAATTACGCCGGGCGCGCCGATATCGAGTACCGCTGGCAGAGCTTCCATCTGGATCGCGGCAAGGGCGTGACGCTCGGCAGTCTGTTCAATGCGGCCAAGGGCGGCGGTTGGGTGTCGGTGCCAGAGGCGGTGCGCTTAGGGCCGCCGAAGCGCGAGGAACCGCAGGTGTCCTACGACGATGTGCCCGAGGCGCAAGGCATGATGCGGGTGTTAGAGCCTGAAGTACCTGCGCTAAACGTAACAAACGAAACAGCGTCGCCCGTTCGACGCCGTCTCACGCTGAGGCCCATCGGCGAGATCGTGAGCGAGCGGCGCGAGGCGACGTGGTTGATCCATAACGTCATCGAGGCCAATGTGCTGGCCGTGCTTGCAGGGCCGCGCGCCAGCTTTAAGTCGTTCATCGCACTCGACTGGGCCATGAAGATCGCCTGCGCAGGGAACGCGGTGGTGGTGCTGTCTGGCGAAGGCGCTGGCCTAGGCCGTCGCGCCGAGGCGTGGATGCAGCAGCACGGCCAAGGCCAAGAGCTGGAGGATCTGCAACTGCTGGCGCTTGAGTCGGTGGCCAACCTGAACGCTGAGGAGGAGATGGCAGGGCTTCAACAGGCCATTGAGGAGGCCGGCATTCGCCCGGCGCTGGTGATCGTCGATACCTTCAGCAAGTTCTCGGCAGGGCTTGATGAGAACAGCAACCAAGAGGTGGCCGAGTATCTCTCCAAGCTCACGGTCGGTATCCGCGAGCGGTACTGCTCCACGGTGCTGCTGGTGGCGCACAGCGGCCACGGCGATGCCAAGCGGCCGAGAGGCGCCAGCGCGCTCATGGCCAACCCGGATGCCGAGTACATCGTCGAGCGGCCGGATGCGCAGGCGATGGTGGTGACGGTCACCCGCGAGCGGTTCAAGGATACGGCCAGTATGCAGCCGCTTGCCTTCGAGGCGGTCGAGGTTGACCTTGGCCGGGTGGACAAGTACGGCGAGGCGGTCAAGTCGCTGGTGATGCGGGAGACGAATGCTCCGACCAAGGCGGCCGCGGTTCACTCGCCCCAAGGCAAGGCGCAGCGGACGATCCTGTTTGCGCTCAGGGAGCGCCAGAAGAAGTCCGAGACGCCGCTCGTTTGGACGGTCGAGGAGATCCGCCAGATCGGTCGCGAGTGTGGGGTGCCGCGGCAGTCTGTCCACGATGCGGTCGAAAAGTTGATGCTGTCACCCTTCCTGAGGGCCACTGTAGGTGGCTCTATGCTGGGTGAACCGTGATGTCCGAAAATGTCCGAAAACGTCCGAACCGGACATTTTCGGCGGGTCATTTATGTCCGAAAATGTCCGAGAGTCCTTTAGGACTCGGACATTCGGACATGACCTTCGGACAGAGAGACAGACATGAGGTTGGTATGAAGTACAAGACGGACAAAGGGCAGGGTGTTGCTTTGGTGCAACATGTTGCAGATACGCCAATGGCCAAGCGAATGGTCGAGGGAATGGGCGAGGAGGGGTTGGCGCTGATGCGTACCTTCCAGCAGCACTTCGGTGCGAAGCTCGTCCACTACCAAGACGAGGCTGGTGCGGTTGGTAAGCGGCCGGGGTGGGCGGAATGAAACAGGACGCCATGAAGTTGCTCGGGCCGCTTGAGTGGGAGGACTCCGAGTTCTGGGGTAAGACGTCCAAGTGCCGCCGATTCTCCATCCGCACCCAGACGATCAACGGCAAGACCGGTCACACGGTCTGGAGGCGGGGTCGAGATGGGGCGGTCATACCGATCGGCCTAGGTACGTTCGACACCTTCGAGGAGGCCGTAGCGGCTGCCGAAGAGGCTAAGTACGACACGCCGAAACGACGACGGGAGCAATTCGAGTGGTAGGCCGAAAGAATTGTCCGATCTGCGGGGTCGAGAACACGGGCGGTCAGCCGCATCGCTGGCACAAGGAAGCGCACCGAAAGAAGGGGCACTCGGTCGCTGACATCACCGAGATGGTGGCCAAGACCAGCGAGTTCCGTAAGACGGTCGAGCTGATCTGTCATGCGGTGGATCTGGCAAGGCAGCCTGATGGTTGGCGGTCTAACCCTAAACGGACTGCGTACCATCAGGCCTACTATTGGCGAAACGTAGAGAAGCGCCGGGTTCAACGAAAGGTGAGTAAATCTCTGCGTCGCAGGGTGCGGCCCTTGATTGCTGATCTATGCCGTGCTGTAGACTTGGCCAGAATATCCGCGAGGTGGTGAGATGGGAGCAAGACAAAGACAACGTGGCGCCGAGACTGAGCGCGAGGTCTGCAAGGTCATATCCGAGTCAACAGGATGGCAGACTTCCAGAATCTTAGGTCAGGCTCGAGATGGTGGCGCAGATGTGCGGCTGGCTCAGTTTCTGATCGAGGTTAAGCGCCGCAAGTCTATCGCGGTCTACGAGTGGCTCGAGCAGTGCCAAAGGGCTTGCAAGCCAACTGACAAGCCGGTGGTGATCGCAAGAGGTGATCACAAGGGATTCGTCGTCATCCAGCCGCTGGAAGATTGGCTCGAGATGGCCAAACGTGAGTTACCCGAAAGATGAAGTGCGCAAAGTGTGGGAAGGCGACCGAGGTTGTGAAGGTCTATCAGTTCCCAACAGAGGCGAGACGAAGGCGAGAGTGCCTGACCTGCGGGTTTAGATTCACAACGGCTGAGAGAGTCTGGCGTAAGGTTTATGCCGACGAGATCCGAGCGGCCAAAGAGAAACCGGCAAAGAAGGTCAAGCCTGAGCCAATACCGAGGCGAAGAGCCTGGTCTAATTTCGACGTGGTGTCGGCTGACGATTACCAGATGGATTGGGAAGACGTCAGCACCTATGTGCATGTGAGGGATGATTGATGGCAGGTTCTCCGATCAAGAAGGAACGACGAGAGCGAGCAATCGCATTGATGGCGAAGGATACCTTCATGCCTGAGCTGTGCGAGTACATCAGCAACGGTGGCAGTCTGGTTCAGTTTGCACTGACTGCTCAGATACCTTATGGCCGGATGCATCAGTTCCTGATGGCCGATGAAGAACGCAAGCAGCAGATCGAGATTGCCAAGCGTGCTCGAGCGATGTGGCATGTCGATCGCATTGAGCGGCTGGCTGACTCAGTGGAGCAGGAGCAGATCGATCCTCATGCCGCGAAGGTGGCAAGCGATATCAGGCGCTGGGTTGCGTCCAGACTGGACATGCAACAGTGGGGCGACAAGGTGCAGCAGAAGATCGAGATCACCGACACGACGCAGCTTCACCTCGAGGCAGTGCGCAACTTGATGAAGACGGTCAACGTCGTCCAGTCCGAAAAGCTGACTCAAGACACAGCGACGCGCAGCGAAACGGACGCGCGCGACACATCAGAAGCGAATGAGAATGAGAATCATTCGCATTTAGACTGAGGTTTTATGCACGCTCATGCGCATAATCGACTGCTCGGCGCGCAGCGCGAAACACAGCGCGCGCAAGTCATTGATTATCAACGGGTTCTGATCGGAGTTCGTATAATACCCATTATGTTAAATGGTGGATAACCTGTGGATAACACCGATCCTCCTGTTGATAACCGCGTAAATGAGAACGATTCGCATTTACCCCCCCC